TTGAAGGCATTTTTGATGAAAATGGACCCCCCCTTGACAAGACTTTACTTTTGTGGTAGCAATTTAGAATAAGGCGCAAATGCAGATGTATTCTGCTTTTCCGCCCATTTTGAACAAAAAACCTTTAGATTTATTCCTGCTAAACCCGCCCATAGGGCTAGAAAGAACCTTATTATGGCTAAAGAACTTCCTGATTACATGCCCGTACCGCTACCAAATGTACCTTCTTTGTTGAAAAGATGCTCAAAAGAGTACATAGTAGAGCAATTATTACGGCTAATACACCGCTTTGACCAGTTTTATTACAAAGAAACCCATGATAACAACGATTTAAGGGAAGCTCATTTAAAATTTTTATCTGATGCAGACCAATTTAAAGAATGGTTAAAAGAAATTACTGCTGATATACTAGAATTATATGATGTATATGATAAACTTAGGGATTTTTCTATTAAAATGCAAACGATATCTAAAATGTATGCTACCAGAATTAACAAAGCCAGGTTGACAGCAGAAGAATTAGGTATTGACCTGCTTGATCCTTTAAAACAACCCAATGACATTAAGGAAACAGTAGAAAAAGAAGCTAAAGATTTACTTAGGAGGAAGAAAAATATGGAAGAAATGGAAAAAGAGATAGCTATTTCAGAAGCTATGCTTCAAAAGAAAAAGTCAGAAATGGAATTAGCACTTCAAAGTAGATATACTTTATCTGATATGCAGAAAAAAATAATGATTGAAGAAAAAGATTTAATTTTAGATGGGATAGAAGAATGGGGTACTATCACAGGAGCTCTTAAACATAACCCAAAAATTACTTCTAAAGCTTCAACTATTATGATGTATTGTCAACAATTCCCCGAATTTGGGCAAGCTATTGAAGTATCTAAGACAATCTTTAAAGATAGAGTAGATAGTACCCTTATTGATAGAGCTATTGAAGGTACTGAAAATCCACAATTCTTTAAAGGGGAACACGTAGGCAATTATAAAATTAAAAATGATAAACTTATGTTAGAAATTGCAAAAGCAAAGCTACCTGAACAATATAATAAAAAATCTACTGAAAATACCAAAGCTCAACAGGTAAATAATATTTCTATTACTTCTTTTGCCAACATTAACGAAGCTGATTTAGGTTTTAAAAAGGATGTAGGTGTTGTTTATGATGTAGATGATACAGGTAAAGTAGAAAGAATTACTACTGAAGATTCATCTGTAGCAGATAAAATGGAGCGATTAAAGCAACAAGAAAAGATGTTAGCTTTCTATAAGAAAAAAGAAGGAGCATTAATTATAGACCAGGATACTATTGATGGGCAAGAGGAGGGGAACGGGGAGGAGATTATTGACAAATGATCTAATTACTTTTAAATTAAAAGAAGGGAGGATTATTTAATGGAACCATTTGATAGTTTTGATGAGTTTGATGAACCAAAAGTAGTAATTAAGAAGAAAACTAAAGTTAAAAAAGCTAAACCTAAAACAACTACTTTACAGAAGTCAAAGAAAAAACAAGAAGAACAAAAATAAAGGAGGAATATAGCAATGAGCCAGGACACTGCTATTCAAGAAGAAGGCATTAAATATGATGCCAATAAACCCCGTTTAGGAGAAATGTTTTTAGATTTCAATATACCCTTAGAAAAGGTGGCTAAGGTTTGGGAATTTGGGGTAAAGAAATATGGAAAAGGCAATTGGAAGTTTGTTGTTAATGCACGTAACAGATATACCAATGCATTATTAAGACATCTTGCCAAAGAAGCAGATAGTGAGTGGGACGAAGAAACACATCTGCTTCATGCTGCCCATGTAGCATGGAACGCATTAGCACGTCTATATTTTATTATTAATTCTACTAATGAAAAGGCATATCTAAAATCTTTAGAAAGGCGAGGTATAGAAGAAGAAATAGTACCAGCATCTCTCCCATTAGAAGATAATAAGGATATTTTAGATTCTTTAGTTATAGATGATAATATACCAACTGAAACAATAGAACAACTTACTTTAGATTTAGATTATGGAAAATCTATAGAATGAAAAAAGAACAAAATATAGAAGAAGAAGTAATTAAATTACCTTATAAGTTTACTCCACGTGAATATCAATATCCTTTCTTGCGTTACTTTGATCAAACACCTTCACGACAAAGAGCTTTCTTACTTGCTCACAGACGTACAGGAAAAGATTTACTTGCGTGGAATAATCTGATAAAGGAATCTCAAAAAAGAGTCGGCACATACTGGCATGTGCTCCCATTGTTGAATCAAGCGAGAAAAATCATTTGGACTGGTAGCACAAAAGACGGTATTCCTTTTTTGGATTTTATTCCACCTCCTTTGATAAAATCTAAGAGGGACGATGATATGTCTATCAGGTTGAAGAATGGCTCGCTTATTCAATTAGTGGGTGCTGATAGATTTGATTCTCTAGTTGGTGCCAATCCTATAGGAATTAACTTTTCAGAATTTGCTCTAATGAAACCTGCTATCTGGGATTATCTTTCTCCTATTTTAAATGAAAATGATGGATGGGCATGCTTTATTACTACTCCTCGTGGACGTAATCATGCATTTGATTTATTTAAATCTATGGTAAATGCAAAGAAGAATGGAGCTAATTATTTTGTTCAAGTTCTTACTGTAGATGATACACAGAAAACTTTAACAGATATTAAAGGTAAACCTATTTTAGATGATCACGGTAATCGTATATTAGTTCCTGTAATACCACCAGAAGCAATTCAAGAACAAAGAGATTTAAATGTACCTGAAGAACGTATACAACAAGAATATTATTGTTCATTTGAAGCTGGCTTAGTTGGTTCTTATTATGGTCAAGCTATGAGAAAACTTGAATCAGAAGGACGTTCACTTCCTAATAAACAACTATGGGATTCTAAAGCTCCTGTATATACAGCATGGGACTTAGGTATTTCAGATTTTATGGCTATTTGGTATTTCCAATATGATCAAGCAAACAGTAAAATTAATGTAATAGAATATAATGAATTTGCAGAACGCTCTGTAGCAGAATGTTGCTGTATTGTTAGAGCTGATTTTGATACGCTTCGTAAAGATTTTGGTTGGGAAGATCACGAAATTGAAAAGGCTATTAATCAATTTGGACATCATAAATACTATATTTATTCAGATAGGCATTTTGGTCCACACGATATAACAACTCGTGATGTTGCCACAGGGGTAACTCGTAAAGATGTAGCTAGAAAATATGGTATAAAATTCAGAGCTATACCTAAATCAGACGTATCAGAAGGTATTGACTTAGTTCGTAGATTACTTTTAAAAGTTACTTTTGATGGATCTAAATGTTTACAAGGTATCAGAGCTTTAAAAGAATATCATAAAGACTGGGATGAAAAGAATCAACAATTTAAAGATACACCTTGCCACGACTGGTCTTCGCATGGTGCTGATGCCTTTCGTTATTTATGTCAAGCTATCATAGCTTTTATAGATAACAGAGCAGCTACTATTTCTAAATTACTTCCTGAAGCGGATCATAATTATAACCCACTTCGAGAAAGAGCTATTAAATTAGAAATGCGAGAATTAATGAAATCTAAAAATCCCAGGCATACAAAAAATAAAGAAAAGAATAACACACAGCTGTATGCTAAACTTGATTATGATATTTTTAAATTCTAATCACTTGCACTATTATATTAAATAGTTTATGATGTGAATATAAAGTACTTTAATAAAGGTTTTAATAATGGCAATATCGGGTAGTTTAATAGGATCCATTGCTGCTGGAGCTGCTATAGGTATGGCTACCAGTGCTGGTACCGCAGCAATTCGAGGTGGCAAATTTAAAGATATATTAAAAAGTGGATTAATTGGCGGAGGTATAGGAGCAACAGGAGGAGCAATAGGTGGAGCTTTTTCTTCTGGTGCAATAGGAAATGCTGTATCTAATATGGGTCAAGCTGTTGCTAAGGTAGGTACAGAAGGTTCTAAACTTGCTTCTATATCTGGTAAAATAGGACAAGGATTAATAACCTTTGGTAGTAAAATAGGTGGTAATGCTGCAACAACAGCTACTAATGCACTAGCAGAAAAACCTGATGCTGTAACAATAGCTGAAGCAGCTAAAGATCCTATATTACCAAATGGTCCTAGTTTACGACCAAAAATAGGTCCTGATACTAAAGTTACTACTAAAGCCTTAACACAAGGCAATACAACAGCGACAGCTCCTACAGCTGGTGGATCTACTACAACAAATGCTGTATCTGCTCCTGTACCTGGAAATACAGCTTCTAGTACAACAACAACTACGACTACAACTCCTACATCAGCTTCCGCTCCTAAAACTCTTTTAAATAAAATAGGAACTGGAATTAAAAATAACGTAGGTAAAGTAGGCGGACAAATAGTTGTTCAAGGCTTATTCTCTTTAGCTTCCGCAGGTATGGCTGCTAAGTCTGCTAAAGAAGCTAACAGAGTATCACAACAGTCTTTATTATTCCAACAGCAAACCTATAGAGATCAAAGAGCAGATCAGCAAAGAAAAGATACACAATTAAAATCAGATGCGTGGAACGCATATCAATCTGTTAATATACTTGGTGAAAAACTATATAGCCAAGGAACTAACAGCCTATTATTTACAAAAGATTTTAAAACAAATCCAACAGGAAATTATAGCGTGTTATCAGGTAATTCTCCTTCTTTTGCAGATTCAGAATTATCTTTAACGAAATATACAGATTTAACATAGGAGAATTTATAAAATGGGTGGTGCAAGTAGCTCAGCAAAAAGAGGTAATGCAATAGCAGAAGCTTCTTTAAAAGAACAAAAAAGACAATATAATGAACAAAGAAAAAGAGATCAAGAAAAACAAGCATCAGCTAAATCTAATGCATTAGGTGCGAGAACCAGTGCAAATAGATCTTATGCTAATACATTTAATCAATCAACAGATTATAGTGTAGGTTTAGATGGTAGTTATTCTTTATTAACAGCAGGAGGTACTCCTTCTGTTATAGGAGATATGCTGTCTGGTTCTGATAATAAAACTAATACTTTAGGATAAAGCAATGACAAACGGATTAGATAATTTACAAAAAAACAGACAAAATAAAACTTTTCCGTTTCAAATGAAAGACGATACTTTTTCTAAAGCTCCATTAGATCAAAAACAACTGGCTTTACAATTAGAGCAAGATGAAAAAGCAAAACAATTATTTAAACGGTTTGAAGAAGCTAGAAATAAAAGACAATCTTATCTTCAGATATGGCAAGAAGTATCTAATTATGTACTTCCTTATCGTGGAGGTTTCTATGATGTTCAACCTAACACAGGAGCTATTTCTCTTTATGATAGACACGTAGAGATATATGATGATACTGCTACTAATGCTTTAACTAAAGCAGCTTCAGCCTTATATTCTTATACAGCAAATCCTGCAACTCAATGGTTTACTTTTAGATTAACAACTTTTCCATCTCAAAAGAAACCACCACAAGGTATGACTATTGAATCTTTAATGCAAAGCTATGATGTTAAAAATTATTTAGATACTATATCTAGAATAGTATGTTCACATATTAATGAGCATATATCCAGTCCTTATCATGGCTTTTGTCAAGAATTAATTGCTTATTCTATTTCTGGTTTTTTAATTATAGAAGATTTTTCAGAAAAGATTTTAAATGTTCAACCTATTTCTACTAAGGATTTATTTGTATTAAACGATATATACGGAGGTATAGGTGAAGTATACAGAACAGTATCTTTAACTAATGAACAAGCCGTAATGTTATTTGGTCAGAATGTAGGACCTCAGATATTAAATGATGTTCAAAATAATCCTTTAAAAGAACGTATATTTATTCACGCTGTACTACCAAGACCTGTTTATGATCCGAAAAAGAAAGATAGAACAAATATGCCAATAGCTTCTTATTGGCTAGATTATCAAAGTAAGAAATTGGTTTCTGAATCAGGATATGAGGAGTTTCCATACTGTATCGGCAGGATTAATGTTCCTGCTGGGTATACGTATGGTTTTTCTCCTGCTATGAATATAAGACATACTATTAAATCTTTAAATAAATTGGCTAAACAAAAATTAAACGCAGGTGATTTAGCATTACATCCTGCTATGAATGTACCTATAGATACTTATATTAATCCTCTATCTATGAAACCAGCTGCACTTAATTATCATGAAATGGATGCAGCTCGTGTAGCTGAACCGATGCATACGATAGGTAATTTTGAAATTAATATAGAAACAATTAAAGATGCCCGTGAACAAGTACGTCAAGGTATGATGATTGATTTAATTGAACAAACTGATAAAGATAATACTTATCAAGCTATGCAAGAACAATTACTTCAATTAAAATTAATGTCCCCGTGGCAAGGTAACTTAGAAAGAGATGCTCTTAAACCTATGGCTATAAGAGTATTTAGGATATTACAAAGACGTGGTGGTATATTACCAGAACCTCCTGAACAATTAAAAGAAGCTTTCGATGCAGGTTTTGGTTTAACAATGGATTTTCAATCACCATTAGCAAAAGCTCAAAGACATTTCGATGTATCAGCTATAGAACGTTCTTTGGCGTTCGGAGCGCAATTAGCTCAAGTAGGTGGTATGGAAATTCTTAATGTAGAAAAAGCTATGCGTTTATATACTTATTTACTGGGTGCTCCTTCTGATATTTTATATTCTGAAAAAGAAGTAAAACAAAGACAAGAAGAAGCAGCTCGTCAACAAGAAATGTTAATGCAGCAACAAATGATGATGCAACAAGCTCAAATGCTACAAGCAGGAGCTCAGTCTGCTAAGGATGCTGCTCAAGCAGATCAAGCTTCTGCTATGGCACAAGCTCAACAACAAGGTGGTGGAGATATTTCTGCTATGCTTGGAGGAATGATGTAATGAATGAATCTTTAGAACAATTTTTTTATAAACTAAAAGGAATAGATAAAGATATTAAAAAAGCTTATCAAGCTACTTTTAATAGTTCTGATATTAGTAAAAGAAAGGTAGCAAGTAAAGTAATAGAAGATCTTATTATGAGATTTAAATATTATGGAGCTCCGCAAACAAATGATCCTATTCAACTTGCAAAACAAGCAGCACATAGAGAAGTTATAGAATATATATTAACAATGTCAGCAAGAATATCAGAAGATACTCTTGCATCTATAGAACAATTTATCAATAAATAAGGAGGAATTATGCCAGAAGATTTATTAAACAAAGGTCAAGGAGAAAGACCACCAGTACAAGATACACCGCCAGCACAAGATACACCCCCAGCTAAACCATCAGCAGAACCACCAGCACAGGATACACCTCCAACTTCTTTTGATATGAATCAGTTTATGACAGAAGGTTGGAAAGATTGTATTCCAGAAGATTTAAAAGATAGAGCTGAATGGGGAAGAATTAATAATGTCCAAGATGTTTTTAAGAATTATATCTCTGCACAACAAACTATTTCAAAATCGGTACGAATCCCTGATGCTTCATCTTCAGCAGAAGATGTTACTGCGTTCTATACCAAACTCGGAAAACCCGCTTCCCCTGCTGAATATGATTTCACGTATGAAAAAGCAGAAGGACAACAGTTTGGAAAAGAATCATTTGACTTCTCTAATTTTCAACAAATTGCCGATAAAGCAAATCTAACAGCTACTCAATATCAAGATATGTGTAAAGCCTATATTGATATTCAAAATGATTTTGTAAATAAATATCAACAAGAACAAGCTGAACAAGCAGGTGCTGAATTGAAAGAAGCAGAAGCAACTTTACGAAAAGAATGGGGTAAAGATTATGGAAATAACATCAATAATATTTCCGCTAAGATTACTCAAATGTATCCTCAAGAAACGATTGAGAAAATGTCAGAAGTTGGTTTATTTAGGGATGCAAACTTTCTTAAATCACAACTAGCCTTGACAAAGATGCTAACGGGGGATACTATATATATAGAAGGTCGTGGTATTGAAAACGTACCAGAAACGATTGATCAACTCCGTGCTAAAAGAGATTCTTTAATGCAAGCGGATTATGTAAAAAATAAAGCTCAAGTTGATGAATTGAATAAACAAATTGTTGCAATTCAAATGAGTCAGCAAGGGCAACTGAGCAGATTACAGGGATAACCTCTTTGAGCTCTCTGAAGTAGATCTCTCAAAATAATCTTCAAACTAACCCGAGAGGTAACTTAGTAAGAAGAACGGTTCATACTTTATTAACAAGGAGTACAAAATGAATTTATTACCTTTAGTAGAAGAACAATTTTCTTCAGAAATTAAATTGTGCTACCAAAAAAGAGATTCATTGTATGCTGACTTAGTAACTGTTAGACCCGTTCCAGTAGGTGATAAAACTTACTTTAACCGTTCTCATGCAGGTACACCAGCAGGACAAAAAGCTCGTTTTGGTAAAATCCCTCGTAACGGTGGCTCTTTAGATAGAGTTCCTTGCGACCTTCAAACATACTACGCAGGTGATGAAATTGATGAACAAGAAGTTTCCTCAACTTCAGCAAATGGTATGTTAGTTATCACAGATAACGCAATAGCTTCTATGAATGTTAAAATTGATGAATTAATTTTAAACGCTATTAATTCATCTACACAAACTGTAACAGGAGCTGATACTTCTGGTATGACACTTGATGTAGCTCATAACATCTGGTCACATTTCCAAAAGAATCATATCTTTAGAAATAAAGAACTTCCTGTTATTAATGTAGGTGTAGAACAATGGAATCAGTTAATGAATATTAAACAGTTCTATCACGCTGATGTCATCACTATGCAACAACTTCCTTACTTATTCACTAAAGCAGAATCAGGTAGATTCTGGATGGATATGGTTTGGAGAGTAGATCCAGATCTTCCCGCAGGAACAACTGGTTCAGCAGGAGCTACTACTAAATGTAATGCTTTTGTTAAATCTTGCGTAGGTTTAGCATTAGGTGGCGTAGATAAAACTCGTGTAAAAGAAACAGACGATGATACTATTCTTTATTATATGAGAAGAAAATTAGGTACTGTTTTAATTGATGAAACTGGTGCTTTAACATTTGATGTAGCAAATACAGTAAGTTCGTCATAGGAGGATATATAATGACAGTTGATATTAAATTATTTGCTCCTGTAGCTAGAGCTACCAATGCAATCTATATGTATGTTATTGACCCGAATGATGAAAAAAGTCCTGCAAAAGCAGACAAATGGACTCAAATAAAAGGACCTAGCTATTTTAGTCATGCAGAACTTGTAGGTTCCGTAAAAGTAGGAGATATTATTTTAGTTAATGATAATTCTACAGCATTCGGTATTTTAAGAGTAACTGCAAAAAATGTAGCAGAAAAATCAATAACTACCGCAATAGTTAGTTTAGGATCATAAATAATAGGGCAGGTATAGAGAGAAGATTTTCTTCCTCTATACCTTTATTAAATTAAAGGAGGATTTATGGCAAACACAAAAGTTGTAGAAGATCAAAGAGCATTATCTGCCAGTAAGAAAGTTATTAATGCTAAATTGATTACAATTATTCCAAATAGTAGAGCCGAACATAGTATTTACACATACAGTACAAATGTAGATACTCATTTTGATATTAAAGATCCAGATTTCTTTAATCCAACATATACCTTTGCTAAAGTAGGGGATATGATTAGAGTTTTTAGATTTGAAGGAAATACTTTAATAGGATACTATGAATTTATTATTCTTGAAGTAGATAAAATATTGAAAACAGTAAAAGCTGTAGCTATAGTAGATAAAAATTTACAAAAAGAAAAAGGATAAAATAAATGGCAAAACCAGGATATATTGACTTGATTAATGCTGCTCTTGTATCTATTGGTCAAGAACCAATACAATCGCTGGATAATGTCGAAGATGTATCTCCAGTAGTTACAGCAGTTAAAGCAAAAGTAGATATAGTTAAACGAAAACTTCTTCGTTGTAATGATTGGAATTGTGCTAGAATTACTAAAGCTCTTTCTAGGTTGAAAAACGTAGATACAAGAGGTTGGAAATATGCTTATCAAATTCCAAAAGCTCCTGAATGTTTACGTATTGTACAAGTATCTATAGATAAAGGTGAAACTTATATTGATTTAGATGATTATTATAATCGTAATGCAGGACCTAGAGAAGCTTTATTTGATTTAGACGGAGATATATTTTTATGTAATATAGAAGAAGTACATGTTAAATATACAGCAGATATAGATGCTGCTAAATTTGATGCTTCATTAGCTTCGGCTTTTGTAGCTCAATTAGCAGCTGAATTGGCTTATACATTACCTGCTTCTGTTAGTTTAGCTGATTTTATGTCTAGATTTGCTAAACAAGAATTAAAAGCAGCAAAATCAATTAATGCAAGAGAAAGAAATATATTAAGACCTGAAGGTGAAGTTATAGGTATCCGCTATGGAGATTGGAGTGCTACTAAAAGTTTAAGAGTAGATATGTCTGATGAATTAGAGGAAGACTAATGGTAAAACTTGTTGATAAGCAAAATATATTTAATTCAGGTATTTTATCTTCTAAGCTATATTCTCGTGATGATTTAAAACAATATAATAATGGTGTAGCCAATGCTATGAATTTTATATGTTCTCGATATGGTCCATTAGAAAAGAGAACAGGTACCGAGTTTATATATGATTTAGGTAATCCTAATGAGAATACCTTTTTACTTCCTTTTATATTTAGTATTGATCAAACTTTACTTTTAGAATTTAGAGATGAAGAAATACGATTTTATACTTTTGGAAAAGATGAGGAAGGTAAATTTAAATTTGGTCCAGTAGAAGACCCAGATGATACTACAGAACAATATACTATAGCTACTCCTTTTAAAAGTAGATATTTAAAACACATTTCTTATGTTCAATCTTTAGATGTAGTATATTTAGCATTTGAACAATTAGAACCTGATCCTGATGATCCAAGTGATGATGGTACTATGCCACCTTATGTTTTAACTCGTAAGGATAAATATAATTGGACAATAGAACCTTTTGAAACAGAAGATGGTCCTTATTTAAATCAGAATTATCAAATGGATCGTACTGTAACTATTACAGATACTAATATAGATAATTCTCTAGTTACTTTACAAAATTTTACTCTAAAAGAAGAAGATATAGGCAGATGGATTCGTATATGTACTCCACGTTATAATGAGAATACATATTCTTATGAAGATAAATGGAGCTATGGTAAAATAACAGGATTATCTAATAGTGCTTGGACATTAACTAAGACTACTGTTTATAGTGGCAAAAATGAAGAAGAAACAATAGTAGGTGTACAAATTTATTCTAATAGTTCTAAAAAAACTAAATTAGGTACTGTATCAGCTATTACAACTGTAAACAATATAAAACAGATAACAGTTTTAGGTAAAAAATATTTATATAAAGAAAAGAAAAGCAGTAAGGTTTGGAGCTGGGAAGAAGTAGGACAAATAATTTATGCAGAAGATAATGTAGCTGTTGATCAAAATGTTTATTCAGATAGTGGAAAAACAACTGTTATAGGTACTATAAAAACAGTAAATACAAAAATTCAAGATGATAAAACTGTTATAACTGATATAGCAGTGTTATTAAATGGTACAACTAAAAATAGTGTTTTTACACAGAAGACAAACGGCATTACTGTAAAATGGTCTTATCGTAATTTTATAAATGATGTAGATCAATCTTGGATGAAAAAACCTACTTCTGAATGGAGATTGGGTGTATGGCACAGATCTTCAGGTAATGATGATTATCCTGTTACTTATCCTACAAAAGTAACTATTCATCAACAAAGATTAGTATGGGCAGGTATGACAGATCGTCCTTGGATCTGGATGTCTAATTCTTTTGCTTATAAAAACTATGCTTATTCTGACTATGAAGGTGAAATAACAGATACTAATTCTGTTTATTATGATATATCCTCTAGTAAAATATCAGATATCTTTTGGATAGCTTCTATTAAATCTTTACTAATAGGAACAGAATTAGGAGAAATAAGATTATATTCAGGAGGTACAGCAATAACTCCTAATGATGTAGTATCTAATATGGAATCTTCTTATGGCAGTTATAATGCTGATCCTGTTTTAAATGACGATAATATAGTTTATATTCAGAGATTACAAAGAACATTACGTTCCCTTTCTTATGATTATAACCAAGATGCTTTTGTAGGTCCTGAACTTACTGTATTAGCAGAAGGACTTACTGTAGGTGGCGTTAAAAAATTAGCTTTCCAAAAAGAACCTAATAATACTTATTGGTGTTTAAAAGAAGATGGTTCTTTGTTGTCTTTAACTTACGATAGAGCTCAAGATGTTATTGGTTGGTCACAAAGTAAAATTGCAGGAGAAGATACAAAAGTTATAGATATGGCTGTATTACCTTCTAATGTATATAAACAAGATATGTTAGTACTTTGTATTGAAAGAATAATAAATGGAACAACAAAAAGATATTTAGAATTATTAACTAAAAATTTTAATAATGATATTTCACAAGCAGAGGTTTGTTATTTAGATTGTGCTAAAAGAGCAAAAGTAACAGATAATATACCTCGTAAAATTATAACAGGACTTGATTTTCTTGAAGGACAAAAAGTTCGAGTTATGGATGAAGGAGCTTATGAAGGAGAATACATTGTAGAAAATGGACAAATAACTTTATCTACAGCTTGTAAAGATGTATGGGTTGGTTTACCTTATGAAGCCTATTTAGAAACTTTAGAAAGAGATTTTCAAGATAAACAATTATCTACGAAAATGTCTAAACTTAGAGTTTATAAATTAAGAATGTATATTGAAAGATCTTTAGGTATTGAAATTAATCGTTTGGATAAGGGTTCCGTGTCTAAATTAATAACCTTTGATCCTTCTAAAAATATGGATGAAGCTCCAACTTTATTAACAGGAAAAGTAGATATACCTGTACCTTCTGCTTGGGATTGTGATTATAGATTACAATTAAAAAGTGAACCAGGTTTTCCATGTACTGTAGCTGGCTTTATTATTGGAGTAGAAGTAAATGAGCTATAGTATAACTAAATTTAAAACAGAAGATTTCAAAGAAATAGATGTAAGAAAAGAAGCTAAAGCTGATTTTGATATAATGAGTAAAGAAATTATTTATAACGAAATCTTTACAAATGGAAATCCTTTCTTTACAGTTCGTTACAATAATGAAGTAATAGCTATATATGGCTTTTCTTATGGAGGTATGGGAACATACTTTCCTTGTGTAGTTGCATCTAAAAATTTACATAAGCACGTGTTTAAAATAGTTAAATTATTTTATGAATATTTTGCTTTATATGTTCCTAAAACATGTAGAAGACTTGAAGCATATTGTGATATAATGGATAAGAAAGCAATTCGTTTAGCAGAACATTTTGGATTCAGTATAATAGGAATAAGACATTATGCATCTGCTGAAGGACATGATCAAGTAATATTAGAACGCTTAATGTGTATGGATCATAGGAAAATGAAATAATGGGATTATTTGATAATTTAACTAAAACCATATTTAAAAATCCTTTAGGAAGTAATAAGGCAGGAACTTGGAATGTACTTCCCGCAGTGCTTTCTACTTGGTCTAATTTAATTCAATTACAAAATCAAACATCTTCAGATACTTATTCTTTATATAAACAACAAGCTAAAGAATATATAGCTAATGCAAAAAAGAATGCAGACTTAGTAAAAAAACAAGAAGCTATAGCTTTAAGAAATCTTATGTATCAAGAAAAGGTAGCAAGAGATAATGATGTTCTTCGTGTAGCAGTTAGTAACAGTAATATAAGTGGTACTCATTTAGATGTAGTTATTCGTAAAGAAAAATTACGTAAAATGAATGAAATGGCAGTAAGAGCTAATTATGAAAATCAAGCTGCTATGGAAATGAGTCAAGGTTATAATCAAGCAGCTCAAACATACGGCTTGATGTATCAAACAGGACGTAATGTTAAATGGGGCATATTAGATGCTGTTCTTAAAGGAATAGGAACTTATACAAGCCTAACAACTAGGGATGCTAAAGTAGTACAAGGTCTAGATTTAGCAAAAGGAGCTCTTGATGTAAGAAAAGCAGTAGATGCTGCTCAAGATGCTTACTACTATAATGGAATTGTTCCTACTAGAGTAACTCCTAATATAAGTTTTGAAAATAAAATAAATCCTGATTCTTTAGATATTAATGGAGATAATTCTTTAAAGCTTAGTGGAGATACTGTAGATTATAGTAATACTTATAATGTATTAAATCCTAGTTATGTACCAAAAGATAATTTAGATAATATACATTTTGTATAGGAGAAAATAATGCCTTTATCTGATAGACATGCACCTGAAGATACAGTAATTCATAGAGAAAATTTAGATGCTAATTTACAATTTCACTCTATAGGAAGATATTATCCTGAAGAATATGGAAGTCAAATTCAAGCTTCTGTAAAGAAACATGATTTAATTGCTGACATTCCTGCTACTCTAGCAGGAATAGTTGTTGATAGAAACGACCATGCTTTATCTTCATGGGCTAATCAAGAACGATTACAACAATATGAAGATGAAGCTTTTTATAAACAATTAGAATTAAACAAAAGACAATTACTTGATTTAGATGCTGATTTAAAAGTGCATGATACTATGATGCAAATTGACAGTGATTTAATTAATGCAAGACAAAAAGCTATAGATGGTGATGGAAAAGTAGAAGAGGAATATGCTAAAGTATTTGATAAATATAAAGGAGTATATGACGATACTCCTGCTTTAGCTGCTAGATTTAACAAATCTTTTAATGACCTAGTTCGCTCAAAAACAAAAGAAGGATTAGAAGAAGATATAAAAACAGCTTATACAAAAGTAGGTTATATAATAAGTCAGAATGCTGATTTAGTTAATAATGATATTATTTCTGGAAATATGGATGCTCTTACAGGTATTCAAAATTTTATGAAAAAGTCAGCAGCATGGTTAGCTAAATTACCAGCAGCAGCCCTTCCTCAAACTTTTTCTAATGTATTTAATACTTTTGTTCAAAGTGAAGCTCAATCTATTTTAAATAGATTTAAAAATGGAGATATGGATGCTGACACAGCTATGACTAATTTAAAAGGTCTTAGAGTTCTTTATGGTAAAGAACATTCTTTTCCTTTAGTAGATGATCAAAATAATATTCTTAAAGATACTAATGGTGAAGATAGAAAAGTTACTTTTACTATAGATGAAAAAACGCAAGCTATGTTAGAGCAAACTTTAAAAGATGTCAGTTCTGGTGGAGGAGGAACAGCAGGAGATGAAAAAATACTTAATTTAGAAGCTGACTTTGATAAAAAATATGATTGGGCAAATATAGAAGAAAAAGGATATTCTACAACATTATTAAATACAGATCCAAAACAATTAGAAACTTGGTTTGATGAATTTGTTAATAATGTTATGAACAGTGGTTTATCTGCTTCTAAAAAACAAAATGTAATAAGTAAATGTTATAAAAAACATATACAAGCACAAATGATGATAAAAGCATCTACTATAGCGAAGCAAGCAGGTACAGATGTATCTAATGTGTTATCTGCTTTAGCAGATGATATAGAATTAAAACAAAGAACTAATCCTATTAATTTTGATTGGAGAAATTATCAACCTACTATAAATGGTAAAACATACGATTTAGGTTTTGGAACAATTACAGCAACATTACAAGGAAGATATGGCTCATTAGGATTACTTCCAAATTTAGGAACAGATAGTAATGAAGCTTCTGTATATTGGGGTGATTTTAAAGATATATTACGTAAAGCAGCAGATAATGCAAGACAAGGAAATGTAAGTACCTTTTTAAATACGCATGATCCTGTTTATTCTGCTTCTTCTGAGATTATATCTAAATATATGAATGATAGTTTAGTAACTCAAAAATCAGATGGTTCTTATACTTATAATATTTCTACAATAAATACTAATATAATTCCTCATATAAAAAATTTAAAAACATCAGCTGATAAAGCAGGATTTAAATATACTATTGATCCAAAACAAATGGATGTTTGGGTACAAGGAATAAATAATAATATAACAGACCCTAGAGCAAAGTATCAAGCTACTTTAGGTTTAATATATGCTTTAGAAAAAGGAGATTGTAAAGGAGATATTTATAAGTATGCTTTAACTAAAGCTAGAGAAAGGGGAGCTGGTTCTAGTTGGGGTTCTGAAATAAATAAAAATACAAACGATGGTATGTTATTAGCTGCTCTTGCTTTACATAAAAGTAGTAGTTTAGAAGAACAAGTATTAAATGCTTATAATGACGGTTCTTTTGCAGAAAAACAAAAGATAGCTAATAAAGATAAAGAAGGTTATATAGCTCAAGGAACACAAGCCATTTTTGATGAATTAAAAATACCTAAAGAGCATAGAGCTATGTATCATAATCTAATTAGTACTATTGGAGCTATATCTGTAACAGATGTAGCAAAAGGTAATGTTGATTTAAACTTATTTAAAAATAATTTTAAAAATATTATGCAACAGCAATATATTAATACAGATGGAAAATTATTTAGAAGTAATGCTATTAAACAAGCATTATTAAAAGATGCTACTTATTTAAAACCTTTTTTAAATAAACCTGGAGGTATTGAAAAATTAAATAATATAGGAATGGGTATTTCAGATTTTATGAGAAATTCACACATGACTAATACTTTACAACATTTAACTAAGGATTATGAATTATACCCTGATTTAGAAACAGGTACTTTTCATATACGATTTAATGGTAAAGATATTAAAACTAAAGATGAAAAAATGCAAGGTGTATTAGATTATACTGAAGATATGCATAATATAGATGCTAGAGAAATAGGACAAATTACAATTCTTGGAGGTATAACAAGTGTATTAAAAGATCATGCTGAAGTAATATATAAAAGAGATTTACAGCACATATATGCTTTAAATCTACAAGATACAGATAAAAATAGAAAACAATACAGTGCTTCTGTTTATGCTGCTGCTGATTTATTTAATAATCCTAAAACTAAAGTAGAATTATTAAAAGCACAACAAGAATCTTTATATAGTAATGGAAAAAAACAAAAAATATATAATACAAGTAATACACCTTTTCAAAGTATAATGAAAGACTTAGGTATAGAATATGGTCATGATCAATATAAAATTATCCCTGATTTAAAAATTAAGAAATAAAGGATTAATAAAATATGTTAGATGATAATTTTTTTAATTTAGTACAAGAAAAAATATCTTATGTAGGAAAAATAGACCAAAGTAATCTTGATATAGCAAATAGTTATGCGGCTATAGGACAAGAATCTTATGGTGATCTTTACAATTTTTCAAAAAACAGAGGATATGATATAACAGGAACTTCAATGCCAAAGGTAATAAATAGTTATACACCTTCTAATACTAATATAATTAGAAATAGGGAAATAGTTCCTGATAAACATATAGGAGCAATCAACAGCAACATAATAGGAAAATATAGAGATCAATATGCTACTGAATGGGGTGTACCTCTTAACCTTGCTCGAGCTATTATAAAACAAGAGTCAGGAGGAAATTATAAAGCAGTTTCTAAAGTTGGAGCTGCTGGTGTAATGCAGCTCATGCCAGCTACGGCAAAAGGTTTAGGGGTTAAAGATAGATTTGATCCAGCTCAAAATATTTGGGGTGGTATGAAATACTTAGCACAGCAGTATAAACAATTTGGTTCTTGGGAATTAGCATTAGCAGCTTATAATGCTGGACCTGGAGCTGTTAAGAAATATAAAGGAATACCTCCTTATGCTGAAACACAAAGATATGTAAAGAATATTATGAAAATGGCAGGAATGAATTGGTCAGATAATACATTTCCTATTACTCATTCTTTTGCTTCCCCTATTAATCAACGTAAATTTATAAACCAAGATACTGGTTTACTTAGTATAAAAGGATTAAATGATTTTACATACGATGTTTTAAATTCTTCAGTTTATAAAAATAAAGTAGATAAAATATATACAAATAGACCTGAATTATTAGAAGATAAACCTGAATATGCTGATTATAAAAAATATAGAGAAATGAAAAATAAAGATGGAAAACCATTATTTGCTAAAGGAGATTTTGATGGTTTTAAAGTAATGCTTGAAAAAGATAAAACAGCTATGTCAGGTAAATTAAATGATTTAGCTATTGAAAATATAGCTGATGATGTTGTTCAAACACAAACGAGTTATATCCCTGAGAATAGTAGAGATAAGATACAATCTTTATTGTATGCTTTTAGTGATAGATATGATTTAAATAATGATTTGTCTTTAACAGGGAATACTTTTGGATTAGCTAACTTAACTTCAAAAGAATACGAAGATTATGGTGTACCTTTTGATTTACAACAAAATCCTATACTTCAAGCTCGTGTTCTTAATCAGGAATTTCAAAGAGCTAGAGATTTATTGGGTAGTGAAGGCAAAGCCATATATGCTTTAGCTGGTGGAGATGTTACAGATGAAGAAGGTAATATTCGTTCTTGGAAAGAAGTAAAAGCAGATAAAGAAGCTTTTATGAAAAAATGGTTTATTAAACCATCTTCTGATAATAAACAAAGAAAAAAAGTAAATGATATAATAGCTAAATATAATAAAGCTTATGATTTAGTAAGGGGTACATAATGTTTGATTCTGAAGGAAATATAATAACTACTAATCAATGGGTAGAACAAAACAAGTTAAAGCAACAAGAAAAAACTCCTATTATAAAAGGTGAAACATATTATGAAACCCAATTAATGCAACGTGGTTATTCTCTAGAAGAAGCTCAAGCTGAAACTAAGAAATGGGATGCTTTAGAAGAACAATGGAAAGCACAAGAACAAGAAAACATTAAACGTGCTCAAATGTCAGAAGCTTCTAGAATGGCGGAAGATGGTTATAAATCTTTAATGGATCCAAATATTGGTGGACAAAACATTGATATTTATTTAAAAGAAAATCATAAATATAATCAACAACATGTTAAAGAACTGACACATAAGTTAAGTCATATTGATTCAGCAGAGCAACATGTCTTTGATTTAATTGATAATTTCTTATCACATAGTCCTGATAAAGATAAAATAATGACTATAGAAGAAGCAAGAGAATATGCTA